AAGCATTGGGAAGGTAAACCACCCATTCCGAATTATCTTGGAGAATGTTTTCTTAAGATTGCTACTCACCTTTCATATAAACCAAACTTTGTGAATTATATGTTTCGTGAGGATATGATTTCTGATGGCATTGAAAATTGCCTTCATCGTTCTACCAAAATTCTTACAATTGAGCATGGTCCAATTGAAATTGGGAGGATTTTAAATGAGGAAGTGACAGTAAGGTGCATTGACGGAGAGTGGAGAAAAGCAAAGGTAAAATCTTACGGAAAGCAAATGTTGTATGAATATGGATTTGCTTCTTTTAATGTTCCTATAGAAGATGTTTATCAAAAAGTAATCGCCACAGAAAATCATCGTTGGTTTGTTAAGTCTAGAAGAAATTCCAAAAGATGTTTAGATTATGAAAATAAGGTAGTTACAGACCTTAAAATTGGAGATTGTCTTCAAAATGTTTCGACAATAATTGATTACGATAAACAAGCAGTTCTTCACGGATTGCTTTTTGGTGATGGATCTGGACATAAGACTACTGTTTATAATGATCCTTTAGTTGTTAAGCAAGGAAACAAATATGCACGCATTAGAGTTTGTAAACAAGATAAAGTAAAAGATGAAATAATCGATTTACTTGGTGATTTTGGATTTACTGCAACTTATCCAAAGTCTGCAAATGGAGATCCTTGTTTTTATATTGGAAAGTTTCCCTTGGTAAAAGATCTTCCTTTTACTACAGATCCTGAGTATATTGCTGGATTTATCTATGGGTGGTGGCTTGCAGATGGGTATAAGACTACAACTAATAATAGAATGCAAATTAGTACTAGTGATAAAAAATCTGCAGATTGGTTGAATGAATATGCAAGCTATGCGGGTCTTCATAGTATTTCTTATCGAAAAATTGAAAGAAAGGAAAATGATGGTTCGTATAAAAATGGAAAATCTTTATATGTAATTACATTAGCAAAACCTGAACAATATGAACCAAAAGTTAGATATATCAAAGAATATGGAGAAGATGAAGTTTATTGTTTGGAAGAACCCGTAACAAATTCGTTTGTTCTTGCCAATGGTCTTTTAACTGGTAATTGCGTCCAATATATTCACAACTTTGACCCCGAAAAGTCAAAGAATCCTTTCGCATATTTTACTCAAATTATTCATTACGCATTCCTGAGAAGAATTCAAAAGGAAAAGAAGCAGTTAGATATTAAGACTAAGATTATCGAACGCACTGGGTTTGATGAGGTTATGATGGTTGACGACAGCTTGCTTTCTGGGCATAGTTCGGAGTATAATAGCATTAAAGATGCTATTCAATACAGGAATAAATGAAGGTAGCAATTATCACCGATACTCATTGGTCGGCTAGGAAAGCTTCTAGACACTTACACGATTACTTTGAATTATTTTACAAGAATGTATTCTTCCCTGCTCTAGAAGAGTATGGAGTAGAGGTGGTAATTCATATGGGAGATGCTTTCGATAATCGTAAAAGTATTGATTTTTGGGGACTTGATTGGACACGAAGAGTTGTTTTGGACCCACTATCAAAATATGAAACTCATATAATTGTTGGAAATCATGATATATTTCTCCGTAACTCTACAGAAATTAATGCTCCAGATCTTTTGCTTAAAGATTATCCAAATATAAAAACTTATAATTCTCCAACAAATACAAAAGTTGGTGGAATTGATATGACCTTTATTCCTTGGATATGTAGTGAAAATTATGATGAGACACTCAAAGTAATCAGTAAATCAAAAGCAAAAGTTGCTCTCGGACACTTGGAGCTTCAAGGTTTTCGTGTAAATCGAAATCTAATAATGGAAGACCACGGCACAGACCCAAAAATATTTGACAAGTTTACTAAAGTATTTTCTGGTCATTATCACACTCGATCGAATAACGGAAAAGTCTTCTACCTAGGCAATCCTTATGAGATGTATTGGACTGATGTGAATGATACTCGTGGTTTCCATATTTTTGATACGAAAACATTAGAGCACACTCCAATCAACAATCCTTATAAATTATTCTATAATATTTATTATGAGGATACTCCTTACCAACTATTCGACACTACCGAATATGAAAACAAGATTGTCAAAGTAATCGTTCGTAAAAAATCTAAACAAAAAGATTTTGAGAAGTTTATCGACAAACTTTACACGGCAGGTATCCAAGATCTCAAGATTGTAGAAAACTTTGATATTCAGGAAAACGAAGATTTTGAGATTGATGAAGAAGAAAATACAATGTCAATTCTAAATCGTTATATTGACGAAGCAGAGTTTGAATTTGATAAAAACATTATCAAAGGTATTTTTCAAGATCTTTATCGACAAGCTTGCGAGGTAGAGTAAATGTTTCTTCTCACTCTCAAAGATAGAAAAGACGATGGTGCTTATGCCGTCCAAGACCAATACGGACATAAAGTTTTATTTCTATTTGAAGAAGAAGATGATGCTACTCGATATGCTTTGATGCTTGAAGACCAAGAAGACCAAGAAATGGATGTTGTTGAAGTTGACGACGACCTTGCCATAAAGACTTGTAAGCTCTATAATTACAAGTATGCTGTGATCACTCCTGACGATATTGTAATTCCTCCTAAAAATGTTAGTATTTCACAAGATTAGATACAAGAATTTCCTTTCATCTGGGAATCAATTTACTGAGATTGACTTTGAAAAAAATCATACCAATCTAATCATCGGCACAAACGGTGCTGGAAAGTCAACGGTATTGGATGCTCTTACCTTTGCTCTTTTCAACAAACCGTTTCGGAAAATCAATAAACCACAATTAGTCAATACTACAAATGAAAAAGATTGTTTAGTTGAAATTGAATTCTCGACGAATAGTAGGGATTATCTTGTCCGTCGTGGAATCAAACCAAATGTCTTTGACATTGAAGTAAACGGTCAACCACTTCATAAGGAAGCAGATGATCGTGCCAATCAAAGAATTCTGGAAGAGAATATTCTCAAGGTAAATTATAAGTCTTTCACTCAGATTGTGATTTTGGGTAGTAGCACCTTTGTGCCTTTTATGCAACTCCCAACGGCACATCGTCGTGAGGTGATTGAAGATTTGTTGGATATTCGTATTTTCTCTGCGATGAATAATCTCATCAAGGATAGAATTCGCACACAGAAAGACCAAGTGAAATCTCTTGAGTTGCGTAAAGAGAATTTGAAAGAGAAGATGAAGATGCAGCAAAACTTCATCGAAGAACTTGAGAATCGTGGAAATGCCAATATAAATGCCAATAAAGAAAAGATTGCCAATCTAGACAAAGAAGTTGGCATTTATATGATTGAAAATGCTAAGACCGAGGAAGGCATTATTCAATATACAAAGGAGCAGGAAGAAGTTGTTGGTGCTGGTGATAAGTTAGTAAAACTAAACAATCTCAGAGGTAAAATCTCCCAGAAAGTATCTGTCATTACGAAAGAGCATAAATTTTTCACTGAGAATACGGTATGCCCCACTTGTACTCAGACTATTGAGGAAGAGTTTCGGTTAAATAGAATTACAGACGCTCAAAATAAAGCAAAGGAACTCAAGAAGGGTTATGAAGACCTGGAAGAGACCATAAAGATAGAACAAGAACGAGAGCGTCAATTCATTGCTCTATCTAAGGAGATTACAAAACTCAACCATGAGATTTCTCAAAACAATACTAGGATTTCCCTTAACCAAAGACAAATCCGAGATCTTGAAACTGAAATTCAAACAATTACCGAGCAACTTAAAAACAGAAATACTGAGCATGAGAAACTAGAAGAATTCAAAGAGAATCTCCAAAAAACATTCGAAGACCTCTCAAAGAAAAAAGAAGAAATCGTTTATTACGATTTTGCCTATTCCTTACTCAAGGATGATGGTGTAAAAACGAAGATTATTAAAAAGTATCTTCCCTTCATAAATCAGCAGGTTAATCGTTATCTTCAAATGATGGATTTTTATATTAATTTCCATCTTGATGAAGAGTTTAATGAAACAGTGAAATCTCCTATTCACGAAGACTTTTCTTATAGTTCTTTTAGTGAAGGTGAGAAAATGAGAATTGACCTAGCACTACTTTTCACTTGGAGAGAAGTAGCACGAGTCAAAAACTCTGTGAATACTAATCTGCTGATTATGGATGAGGTATTTGATTCTTCACTTGATGGTTTCGGCACCGATGAGTTTCTGAAGATTATTCGTTATGTCATTAAGGATGCTAATATCTTCGTGATTTCCCATAAGGCAGATCTACATGACAAATTTGAAAGTGTCCTCCGTTTTGAGAAAGTCAAGGGTTTTTCCCGTATGATGTCCTCACAAGCACAAGACTAATGAAACTTCCAAACTGGCAGCATCACAGTAAAAAGGAGCAGAAGCGGAAACTGAAACCGCAAGCACTCCGACAAGCAAAGGCACGTCGCCAAGCACTCAAGAAGCGTCTCCAAAGCGGGGACGCTTCTTTTTTATAAATATCTAAAAAGTCTTTATAAACAAATGGATAATCAGAAACAATATTCTTTATTGATGGAAGCATTTAATGCTGTTTATGATAATATCTCAGAGTCTCACTTTAAAGTAGGTGATGAAGTTGTTTGTAAGAAGAGTGGAATGGAAGGTGAGGTTGTTAAACTTGATAAACCTGATGGTAAGGAAGATGAGAAGTATTACACCGTGAAGCGTGAAGACGGTAAGAAAGTTAAGTATTCTCCAAATGAGTTAAAACTTGCTGAAGAAGCAAAGAATGGTGGAGTGCCTAAAAAGAAAGAAGAAAAGTTTCATACAAAGTTAGATAAACTGGTCCATAGCACTTTTGGATCTAGTCCAGAAGAAAAGAAGATGAAAGAAGAAGTTTCTTACTCTGCTAAGAAAGCAAGAGCAGGTGAGGATATTGGAAAACCTGGAAAAATGTTTTCTAAAATTGCCAAAGAAGCAGGTAAGCGTTATGGGTCAGAGGAGCGTGGTAAGAAAGTTGCTGGTGCAGTATTAGCAAAACTTCGCAAGGAAGAAGTTGATATTTTTGATGTTATTCTAGAGCACCTAGTTGCCGAAGGTTATGCTGACACCAATCAGGCAGCAATTGCTATTATGGCAAATATGAGTGAAGAGTGGAAACAGAGTATTCTTTCCGAGGATCCAGTTCAAGATTTCAGAGATATGAGGAGAGCTGCTGAAAATAAAGGTGGTGCTCGTGGTCCTGAACTTTCCCACGGTCCAGATGTGAAAACTGCACAACCCGTTAAGCCTGGCACTCCTAATAGTGCTACTATCAAACCAGAACCAAGAAGTAGAGAATTTTCTCACGGTGGACCTGGGCAAAAAAAAGCATCATCTACTAAACCAATACCTATTCCAAATCCAAATCGAAGAGTACCAGACTTTGTAGAGAGACGTGCTCGTGGTTAAGACCACTTTCTAAACTGGCACATAAGAGGGTCTCACCACCCTCTTTTTTTGTATAATAAGGGCATCTGAAACAAACCTATGACCGTCCGCCACGAAATCAAATCTCAACTTGCTAAACTGCTTGCCACTGAGGATTTGGTGGTAGAGCACAAGAAAGTAGAGACTGCCTGCTTCAATGTCCATACTCGTGTGCTGACTCTGCCGATGTGGGAGAAGGCAAGTAATACTGTGTATGACCTTTTGGTGGGGCACGAGGTGGGTCACGCACTTTATACTCCTGATGAGGATTGGTTGAAGGAGCACAAAATTCCTCCACAGTTTGTGAATGTGGTTGAGGATGCTCGCATTGAGAAACTGATGAAACGTCGTTATGCTGGTCTGGCAAAGACTTTCTTCAACGGTTATAAAGAACTTGCCGATGAAGATTTCTTCCAGATTGGTGATGACAAAATTGAAAATTATAATCTTGCCGACCGTGCTAATCTGTGGTTCAAGGTTGGCAACTATGTAGATATTCCTGTTGAGAGTGGTGAAGAGACTGAAATCATCAATTTAATTGCTGATACTGAGACCTTTGCCGATGTGCTGGTGGCAGCAGAAGCACTGTATAAGTATTGTAAGCAAAAGCAGCAGGAAGAAACCAAGACTCCTATGGATAATCTGGAGTCGCAGGATGGTGGTGCGAATCAGCAACCTGCCTCTGATTTTATCGACCAGCAGGAAGGTGAAAACGACCAACCTGAATCTGAAGGGTCTGAAGGTGCCCCCTCTTCTGAGGAAAATCCTCAGCAGAAACCTCAACAGCAACCCACAAATGAGGGTGGTGAGAAAGATGAAGATCCTGAAGTCAAGACAATGGAGTCTCTGGAAGAGGCACTGAAAGAACTTGTCAATAATGATGGATATGAGAATGTCTATCTTGAATTGCCTAAACTTGAATTGGATAAAGTCATTGTCCTCAACCAAGAAATTCACGATAATTGTAAGAATTCTTGGGATAGTTTTCTTGAG